CCGTCAAGTGGAATGCACAGTGGCAACAAAATCCTACGTCAGAAGCTGTTGCGATGATCAAAAGGGATTGGTGGCAATCGTGGGAGCATGAAAAAATTCCTAGATTGGACTATATAATACAATCCTATGATACGGCTTACAGTAAAAAAGAATCGGCTGATTACTCGGCTATAACAACGTGGGGTGTATTTGAGCCAAGAGAAGATGGCGATCAGCATATAATAATGTTAGACGCTATGAAGGGACGTTGGAATTTTCCAGAGCTAAAAGAAATTGCTGTGGAGCAAAACGAATACTGGGAACCCGATATGATTTTAATTGAGGCGAAAGCGTCTGGTCAACCATTGGCTGATGAGCTCAGAAAAATAAATTTACCCGTAACTACATTTAGCCCCGGCAGGCGAAAAGGTGGGGGTGGTGTCGATAAAACAATGCGAATGCATATGGTATCCCCTATTTTCGAATCGGGAAAAGTATGGTATCCTGAAGGAGAGAAATTTGCAGAAGATGTTATTGAAGAGGTTGCATCTTTTCCTTTTGGCGATCATGATGACTATTGTGATAGTATGACAATGGCAGTGATGCGTTTTAGGCAAGGCGGGTTTATCGATTTAAAAGGCGAAGAGATTCCAGAGAATTGGTATCCTCGTAGAGCAAGAGAGTATTATTAGGAGATTATTATGGCACCACCAAACAAAATAAAATTTACAAAAGAAGAAATTAAAGAAAGAGCTAGAAAAGTAGGAGCTTTAAAAGGAGCTCAACAAGTAAGAAAAAAAGCAAAAAAAGCACAAGTCAAAAAATTTCAAAAGACTTCAAAGTCGTACCCAACAGAAGGTGATAGAGACTTTAGAAGTGGCTTTACAAAATCAGGTGAAGAGACACAAAAACTAGGTAGAAAACCAAAGGTAGCTCCATCTGACAAACCACTTAGAGGCAGTGGCAATTACATGTCTCAGTCTGACAAAGACATGAATGCTGCTAAGAAAAAAGGTGATGTCAAAGAACAAACAAGATTAAAAAATGTTCAAAAATCTATAGAAGCTAATAAAAAAGCCGCTAAGTTAAAAGGAGTTGGCGGCGGAGGTAACAGAGGAAGAGGCAAGCCAATTGAACTGCAAGAAAAACTATTAGTGCGTAAGTCTGCTCTGAAGAAAAACAAGGGTGGAGCCATAATGAAAAAACGTGGCGGTTCTTTTAAAGGAGTAAGATAATGGCAAGAAAAACTCCGTTTCAAAAAGATCTGGCGAACTCTAAGAAAACTGGTAATAAGAAAAGCCCCGTTAAAAAAATAAAGATGGACCCCCTTAAATATTTTACGGGTAAAAAGTTTTCATCATATAAGAAAAAATAATGGGTGGAGCGATAATGAAAAAAAAGTCTAGCGTTACCAAAAACAGAAATAAAGCTTCCGCTAATCTATTTAAGTTAGCGGGAGGTTATACCGTTACTAATCGTTTTTCAGATAGAATGCTTCCAGAGAAAAAGAAAACAACAAGGATTACTTAATGGAACGTCAAGATAGACTTCGTCCAACTCCTATGCCTCCAGAAGAAAAGCAGGCACTTCGGGCTCATGCAAAAGCCGATATATTAAATGGGGTAAAGCTAGGGTTTCTTGCCGATCTTCCTGGAGCACCAGGAGATATTTTGTCTCTGGCTGCTAAATATTTCCCTATAGCCGCTGGACAAAGTATTGACGCTTTAACCCTTGGAGCAGAAAAGCCTAGTAAAATTTTATCTGAAGGACTAGGTTCTAAGTTTTTTCAACAACTATCCAACATAAAACCAAAGGGTGGCTTTGCAGAATCTGCCACTAGGATTCTTTCGGGTGTAACCCCAATCCCCGTTTCGGGAATCGTGAAGACTTTACAAACTGCCGACACGATAGCTAGAAAAGGTTCTCCGTTTGAGCTATTTAAATACCTTAACCTTGGTGATAACATTGACCCTGTAACGGGTATGAAAATGGCTATGGCTGATGGATCTCCTATTTCAGCAGGGTCAAAATTGAAAGACGTTCCACGAACCAATGCTGAAGTATTAATGTCCGAGGCTTCTGGTGCAGGAGGTATGAAACCAAAATCAACGGCTATTAATATAAACAAAAAATCATTAGACCCAGAAAGCGAAGTTACATTCGGAAGTGCATTGTCCACGGACAAAAGTGTTTATTCTCGTTTGATACAGGATTTAGAAAACGTAAACAAACAAGGTGCAGTGTCTATACCTGAATCTGGGGTTACGGGTAAGCGAGCGTTAGAGATATTAAAAAACAGACCAACTTTTTTAGAAGCCCAAGAATCTGGATTGGTAGCCTATCTAAATCGTAATTTAAATGAAAATGTAACGCCAGAAAAAATGTTGCAAGTGGCTAGAGCGTATAAGCCTAATATAAATAAAAGAGTTTATTCAAGAAATGAATTAGAAAAAATGCAAGCGGAAAACATTCAAAGGAAGGATGGATCTGGCATATTAGCCGATTATCAAAAAGGTATACGCAATTATGACCAACAGCTGCAAAAAAATATAGAACTTGTTGCAACGGATTATAAAAATATTCACTTTAATGATCCTATGGAAGTTTTACCGAAAAATAAATTTATTGATAACACTTTTATGTCGGAAAAAATAAAGGGTTTATCGAATGCTATGACCCCGTACAGTAATGCTGGTTATCATGATTATGGGGAATCAAAATTAAATCCTGGCTATTTTGCTCACACAAGGCTTGCTGAAGTTACGCTTGATCCAACATTAAATGGAGGATTAACAAACGGTTTTATTGTTCAAGAACAACAAATGAATTTAGCGGGCAACAAAGATAGAAATGCAAGTCTAGAGTCTTTACCTATTAGAGTTCAAAAACAAGAAGATAAAATAAAAACAATGAATGAAGACTATGATAACTTCACAAATAACTCAATCGGGAGTTTTGCTGAAAAAATAAAACAGTTTGAGCTTCGTAACGAAAAAATGACTATTGAAGCCCTAGAACTTTTTGAAAAAGAGCAAAATCTATATCGAGATAGTGGTCAGTTTAAAAAAGACTTGGATAGAAAACAAGAGTTATTCCATGAAATTGTAACTGAAAAAATAAAACTAGAAAAAATGCAAAAAGAAGAGAACCGTGGTATTTCCAACCTCGATGGTGGTTCTTACGATGCAAGAAGAAACCCAAAGTATTTAAATATTCTAACAAACGCAGATCGTGTTCATTTAGACGAGATAGCTAAAATAGATAAAAGTTCCAACTCTGGCAGTCTAATTAATTTTAGAAGCGAGAGGAGTGCTTTAGAAGCTGAATCAAAGTTAGCATACGAACAAAGTCAAATTCTTAATAAAAAAATTGGTGATATTCAAGATAAGTCCGATGCTGTCACTTCGATTGCTTTACGAGGAGAGACTGCTTCGTATGCTTTAAAAAAGAAATCTAAAAGCAAATCAGATATACTAGTTTCTCCTTTTAGTATATATGATTCAAGAGGAGATTTAGCAATTGATCCTTTTTTTGAAATGTTTGTTGATGCAAAAAAACTTGGCGTTAATGAGAATTTTAAAATTAAATTAGCCCGCAATCAACTAGATGATAAAATAAATAATATTGTTGACTATGAGAAAAAGACAGCATCGATGGATCTTGGTTTTTTTCAAACAGTTAAAAAAGAATTAAAAGGTGAAACAACCAGAAAAGATAATAAAAATATTGTCGATAATGTAATGAAATCAGAAGCAAGTAACTATTACGAGACACAAAGACTAACAACGGATCTTTCTGAAATTATTAGAAGCAGTAAAGCGTTTTATGAACAGATTGATAAAGAAACTATTACTAATATAAAAGAAATAATTTCTGTAGCAGGTAGAACTGGTGATACAGAATTAATGAAAAAAGCAAGAATAGATTTAAAAAACATATTTAGTGAAGCCTTAACTAATTCTGGTATTAATGTAAAAAAACAAGCAGAAATTAAAATAACAGAATCAATAAAGGAACGAGGAGTCATACCTGCTTTTTCTGTACAACTTGAAAGAAACCCAATAAAGCACAAAGAACAAGCTATAAACGATTTAGCAGAAGCAATAACAAAACCTAATGTAGTTAAAATTCCAACGAAGGAAAGATTTAAATCAGAAGAAGGAAGATCTGTTATACAGGCTGGAACAGGACAATATAAGTTAAAGGAAGAAGATTTTGATTCAAGCCTTAATTCTTTAGATGGCTTAGATATTTTAGAAGCACGATTAGGTGGGGCTAATCATGAAAACGAGCTAAGTCACCTTTACGAAAAGAGTGATTTACTTGAAGCGAGTCGCAAACAAGCAGATATTAAAATAGAAGATAATTACAACAATGACAAGTTTATAGAAATAGCTAAAACTTTAAGACCAAAACTTCGAAAAGATGGTATTACTGATAAGACTTTAGATGATGTTTTTATGAGAGCAATGCAACATGAACAACAAGTATTTGATCGCAAGTTGGAATATAAACCTTTGTTTAAAAACGCACCTTTTCCTAATATGAAAAAGGCAGGACAGTTTTTAACAAGAAGTAATATACAGCAAGCTTTAGAAGATGGTAAAGAATTTATTGCTTTTCCTTCAAGAAATGACTATGCACGAGCAAGAAACACATCTAAAGATGGAGCTTTTGCTGGAGTGTTCGGTTCATCTTTAGATCAAGTTTTAGCTGAATATGTGAAAAAAGGTGCTATACTTACAAACAAAACTATAAACGCATCAAATAGAGCCTCTATTTCGACAACCGTTGGTAACGAACCTATGAGGATTTTAGATTTAAGACCGTTGCTAGGTAAGAAAAAAGAAGCTATACCTAGAATGAATAAGGGTGGATTATTTGAGAAATTTAGAAAGGCAAGTTAATGGCGATAGAACCTAGACAAATAGCAGGGATGGTAGAATCATCTATGGGAGCGGGGGGTCAAATGATGCCCGAAGAAGATAGTCTTGAAATTGAAGTGCCAGAAACAATAGATGAGCTACCAGAAGGTATTGAACTAGCAGATGAAGAGGCAGTTGAAGTTGAAACAGAAGAATATAGTCATGATGCCAATCTTGCAGAGGTTCTTGATGAGTCAATTCTGGGAGAACTATCATCAGATTTACAAGCAAAGTTCCGTGAGGATCTTGAATCTAGGGAAGATTGGGAAGAGGCAATTGCAAAAGGATTAGGACTGCTTGGTATTAATTACGAAGATAGAAGTGAGCCTTTCTTAGGAGCCAGTGGTGTAACTCATCCATTACTATCAGAAGCTGTTACGCAGTTTCAAGCACAATCATATAAAGAGATGTTACCAAGTGGTGGACCTGTAAAAACCCAAGTGCTAGGAACACCTACACAAGAAACTGAAGCACAAGCCCAACGTGTGGAAGATTTTATGAATTATCAGATTACAGAGATCATGGAGGAGTACGATCCCGACACTGATCAGATGTTATTTTATCTGCCCTTAACTGGTTCTACCTTTAAGAAAGTATATTTTGACGAGACTAAACAAAGGGCAGTTTCTAAGTTTGTACCTGCCGAAGATATGGTTGTTCCATACTCGGCTTCTGATTTAAGAACGGCAGAGAGGGTGACACATGTAGTTAGAATGTCGTACAATGATATTCGCAAACTACAAGTAGCAGGAGTGTATCAAGATGTTGAATTATCTAGCTCAGATTATGACGAAGAGCAAGGAACTATCCAAGAGCGTGCTGACGATCTGTTGGGACTACGTCCAAACTATTCCGATGATGTTTATACTTTATTGGAATGCCACATTGACTTGGATTTGGAAGGTTTTGAAGATATGGATGTGGAGGGGAATCCTTCGGGGATTATGCTTCCTTATATTGTTACCATTGATCAGAGTTCTGGAAAAGTGTTATCAATTTCTAGAAACTTTAGAGAACAAGACCCATTAAAAAGAAAAAGACAATACTTTACGCATTTCAAATTTTTACCAGGATTTGGTTTCTATGGTTTTGGACTGTTACACACCATCGGGGGTTTATCCCGTGCAGCAACTTCAATTTTAAGGCAGTTGATTGATGCAGGTACGTTATCGAACCTTCCAGCTGGTTTTAAAGCTCGTGGTGTTCGCATTCGTAATGATGATGAGCCTCTTAATCCTGGGGAATTTCG